ACTCTTGTGGACTTATCTTCCAGAACGAAGCTGTTGGTTGTGTAGAGGCAATTGGCCCTCAAGTTCAAGTTACTTCAGGTGACGTATCCGTGATTTACCAGGGAGACGTGATTTTAGGTAGGTTGGCTATGGGTGCCGCACCTCTAAACCCAGCTGCTGCTGTGGAGTTGATCGCAGGTATTGATGCAAATACTGGCGTAGCTCAGGCATTCTAATTTATTATTCATATGGGAGTCTTTATGGCTCCCTTTTTTATTACAAAATTTTTTATGGCTTCCACGACAATTGATACCGAGACCGAACTCTCCGCTGTAAATGCTATCTTGGGAGCTATTGGTCAATCACCAGTAACCTCAATAGTAAAAGAAAATCCAGAAGTAGGGTTTATATATAATCTACTCAGAGATACAAATGTAGATGTACAGAATGAAGGCTGGCATTTTAATACAGAAAAACATGTACCATTCACACCTGATAGTAATGGTAAAATAGCTATAGCTAATGATATATTAAAGATGGATACTACTGATGGTTGGGTAGACAGAACTCATGACGTAGTAAAAAGAAATGGATATCTTTATGATAAGTATAATCATACAGATGACTTCTCCGATCACACTTCAATCGATTTAGATATAGTAAGACTACTATCCTATGAAGATTTACCCTCACCATTTAAAAGATATATAATACATAAAGCTTCAGTTAGAGCTGCTACACAGTTAGTAGGTAATCCACAATTAACTCAATTACTAGCTCAACAAGAAGCTATTTCAAGAGCTACAGTAATGGAGTATGAATGTAATCAAGGTAATAATACTATGTTTGGTTTACCAGAAGATTCTGTTTATACTGCATACCAACCTTGGAGGTCGCTAGGAAGATAATGGCAGGAGTAACACAAACAATAGATACATACTTTGCTGGTATGTCACAGCAGCCAGATCTAAAAAAGTTTCCAGGTCAAGTAAAGAATATAGTTAATGGTATACCTGATTTAACTGAAGGGTTATATAAAAGACCTGGATCTAAACGAATAGGTTCAGATCAAATAAGTTCAAATAAATATGGTATTACTGGTATACCTTCTGGTGGTTCTTGGTTTCATTACTATAGAGACGAAACAGAAGGTTCCTATATAGGACAAGTAGATGAAAATGGGTTTGTAAGAATATGGAGTTGTCTTGATGGTACTGAAAAAAATGTACATCATGTTACAGATAACAATTTCTTTTCTGCTAGTGATCCAGCAGATACAGCTATATCTTCTCTTACTGATCTTTCTCCTATTAGTAAATATCAAGATCCTTCTGAGGATCATTATGCTTATCTGAAAACTAAAGGTGTTGGTACTTCAGAAAGCATACAAGCTTTAACTATTAATGATACTACATTTCTTGTTAATAGAGATAGAGAAATAAAAACTACAGGCACTACACCTGCTAGAGAACATTCACACTTTGCATTTATTGATTTACTAAGATCAGAAAATGGTAGACAATATGCTGTAAACATATATAGTAATGAAACACCTCAGACTATAAAAAGAGCTACTAGAGTTAAAATAAAATCTGATACTTTAATTGAGACAGGTGGTTCTGCTCATTGCCCTGGTATAGGTACTCAAGTATTCTCTGCAACTGGTGCTAGTAGTTACTCAGGTACTAATATAGTTAGTATTAAAAATAGTAGCGGTACTGATTTAACTTCAGATAGAGAGAACCTTATATTTCGTATAACAGCTCTTGGTCAACAAGGTCAGGTAGGTAGTTGGGATCATGAAGGGGTTTCTATACATACAGCTTTTGCTTGTACATATAATAGACAGATTGTTCTATTACATGGAGGAGAAGGATGGGAAGTCGGTGATGAAATAACAGTAACTTTAGATCAAGCTCAAGATCCTTTTAATTACACTGTAGTTGTAGAAGAAATAGAAGAGGTACAGGTTAAGGCTAATATTAAAGCTGTTAGACCTACTCCTACTCCTTTTGATGCAGATACTGCAGTAACTGTTGACGCTATAATAGGAGGTATAACAGCTGAATTATCTGGTACTAGTATAAACCATGCCGTTATAGGTAGTGGTATCTATTTATATACTACAGATGGTACTGCTTTTAGTGTTGAAGTCACTGACAAAGACTTGATGAGAGTAATGCAAGACCAAGTTAATGATGTATCAGAACTGCCAATTCAGTGTAGAGATGGTTACATATTAACAGTAAAGAATGCAGAAGCTTCAGATGAAGATGATTACTATCTTAAGTTCAATGGTAATGATGGTCTCGATGGTCCAGGTGCTTGGGAAGAGTGTGCGAAACCTGGAATAGTTAAAAGTTTAAATGCTAAAACTATGCCACACGTTCTCGAACGTCAAGCAGATGGAGATTTTTTAATCAAACAACATTCATGGGCAGATCGACTTGTAGGTGATGATACTACTAATGCGTTACCTAGTTTTGCTGACGGTGAGTCTAAGATAAATAAAGTAGTATTCTTCCGTAATAGAATTACATTTTTATCTGGATCTAATGTAATATTAGGTCAACCTGGAGAATTATCTACACCAAATTTCTTTGCTAAAACAGCTTTAGCTGTAAGTGCTATAGATCCTATTGATATATCTTGTGCTTCTGTGTTTCCAGCTGAATTATTTGATGCAGCTGAAGTACCTAGTGGTTTAGTAGTTTTCAGTACAAACCAACAGTTTTTATTATCTACTGATGCAGAGGTAATGAATCCAGACACTGCTAATTTAAGAAGTATAAGTGCATATAACTATAATAAAAATGTACCTCCTATAAGTATGGGTACTACTATAGGGTATATAGATAACTCAGGTAAGTACAGTCGTTTCAATGAAATGGCTAATGTACAAAGAGAAGGTGAACCAACAGTTATCGAAACTAGTAAATTAGTACCTTCTCTATTACCTAAAGATATAGATTTATTAACAAATTCTAGAGAAAATTCTTTAGTATTATTTAGTAATACTGATTCAGATTTAGTGTATGGTTATAAGTTTTTTAATGCAGCAGAGAAAAGAGAACAAGCAGCTTGGTTTAAGATTAAATTAAATAATCCTATTAAGTATCACTTTATCATTGATGATGAATATTTCTTCTTAGACACTGATAATTTTCTGCAAAAAATTTCTCTGATGCAGCAGGATTCAGATCCTAATATTGAAGAAAATTCTGTTAATTATCTAATAAATTTAGATAACTGGACTACTATAACTAATGGAGTATATGATCCTAATACAAAATTAACTACATTTACAAATCAATCTGATTGGATAGATGTAGTTACTTCACCTAACGGTGCTCTTGTGTTAGTTGATACAGATACAGATTCTACAAGAATAGGACGGTACGCTGAATGTACTGTTATCAATGGAGATGATTTCACAGTTCCTGGAGATTGGTCTAAAGAAGTTAGTACTATAACTGTAACAAATGGTGGAAGTGGATATAGTTCTGCACCTACTGTAACTATAACTAATCATGGGTCAGATAGTACAGGTACTGGAGCTACTGCTACCGCTACAATTGATGGTGGAGTTGTTACCGCAGTAACTATAAATAACAATGGTTACAATTATACTCATACACCAACAGTAGCTTTTAGTGGAGGAGGAGGTTCTAGTGCTGCAGCGACAGCTACTATACATACTGGTACATTCTATATAGGATACCTATATGATTATCAAGTAGAGTTTCCTAAATTCTACCTAACTCAAAGTCAAGGTAATAAATCAAGATCTGATATAAATTCATCTCTTACTCTACATAGACTTAAGTTTAACTTTGGTAAGTCAGGACTATATACTACTACTTTAAAAAGAGTAGGTAAAGCTGATTATGTAGAAACATATGAATCTACTTTTGCAGATAATTACTTAGTATCAGATGCTCCTTATGTACCAGATCAAGTAAAAACAGTACCTGTATATGAGAATACAAACAATGTAGATATACACCTTTCATCTTCACACCCAGCTCCTGCCACATTACATGCTTTATCATGGGAAGGAGACTATATACCTAGAAACTATAGACGTGTCTAAATACATCCATCCAATAACAATGGAGGCTGCCATAGAGGTGGCCTCTAACTTACGTCCAGAAGACCGTAGAGAGGTCGAAGAAGGTCA